ATTTCCTTACGCTGGAACAATTAAGCACAGCCCGGCGTCATTTCTCAATTCCGCCACGCCATACAGCGTGTCAGCCGTTAGCAATGTACCGAGATATTCCTGCATATACTGCGTTTGTACACGAATAGCAATAGATTGCGCCAATGCGAAAGCTGATCTGTGCATTATCAAAATAACTCGTTCTCCACCGTTCGCTGTATCACAGTTCGTGGAAACGAGAATTTCCATCCCGTAAACATTACCAACTCGACCATTGCGGATAGAGTTACCCGCTCCAATTTCACCAACAAATGCTTGCTCGGTGAAACGCGCCAAACCCAAAACGGAGTTTTTGGCGACAGGAGGAATGATCATATAACGCTGACTCTGCGGCACATCCGCATCATCCAAACGTTGGATCGACCGACGAATACCCACGTCAGTAACCGCAGCCTCATTACTACCCGTGAACGAGGAATTACCATCCGAACCAATAAAAGCATTTGGATAGGCGTTAGTGCCCGGACCGGATTGCAAAGAGCGACCAAGTTGAACCAAATCAGTATCAACCTGTTTGCTCAAAGCATGTCCTGCATCATCAGTGTGAAAAGTCCTGATGCTATCGAGTGCTAGCGCGCTCGAATGGTCCTCAAACAATACAGAGTATTCGAAATGTTTATCTATATTGATAGCCGTGTTACCAGACGAATGAGAATTGAGCGTTACGGTATCAGCTTCTGTTTTACTGTTGGCACTCAATCGAGTGGGTGTGGGAATATTGATTACATCACCTTTTCTTCCTTGGTGATCGAACCCTGTACATATACCGCCGAGGACGAGATTGGCCTTGTAGCTGGCGATCACCTCGTCCGACCATAGTTCCGGGATGAAATCATTTCCGGTTGTGGTTGTCACGGCATTTGTTGGTGCAAATGCTGCCATTGTCTTAACTCCTGTTAAATGACTCGACCTTCAGCATAGGCTTGTCTGATTTCCGGTAGCCGCCGCTGATATTCGTCGGGATTCGTGCTCTTTAACGCGATCACATCTGCCCGTCTGATGGTCTTGCCTGATTTGGGGGTAACCGTACCTCCTCTTTCACTACCGGCGGCGCGGATTTTCTGCTCACGCTTAACAGCATGGGAGACGGCCTCGTTTGCCCCGTCTTCAAGACCATTAGTGGCTTTGAACATCGTTAGCAATTCCGAGGCGGCCCCTACATCCATTCCTGTATCAGCTTGTTGAAAAATCTGTAACCTAATCGGTGATGCGCTGACCCAATCTGCGAAATCGTCAGTTCCAGCTAAATCTTTCCAATCAGGATGAGATTTGGCTAGCTTGACTTCAAATTGCTCTTGTTTTTGCTCCAGCAATGTTCCCGCAATGGGTTTTAACGCCTCGTTGACTTGATAGTTTATATACGGTTGTAAATTGTCCGGGGTGGGCTCTGGCGGCGCTGGAGGTTGTGACTGTATTGCAGTCGCCTCCTGTAACCGTCTGAGTTGACCAAGCTCAAGGGATTGCTGGCCGATCCGTTTTTCAAGGTTGACATACATATCCGCAACCTCTTCTACAGATTTTCCTTGCAATTTATCCGGTAGGCTTGGGGTACCCGGCTCTATTTGTGGTACACCCTCCGTCGGGCGATTCACCAGTTTATCATTCATAACAGGTTGTCCTTGTTTCGTTCCAATCGGGCCTGAGTTTCATGCATGCGTGCCCACTTGTCCCCGGACGTTGGATTTCCACAGGCATCAACGCCCATGCGCAGGTAATCCAATGCAGGAGGGGTGGTGTACGCGCGTTTTGACGCTTTCCCGCAAACCGGACAATTGACCGTTTCTCCGGGTTTCGCCAAATCTTCAAAAGTGCCGCATTTATCACAATCGAAATCGTTAATAATCATCATTCGCAATTGTTCCCTGTTCGATTTCATCTAAAATGCCAGCCACTAATTCTTTACTCTGGAGTACTCTGGTATAAGCCAGAATCTGTCCTTGAGCCTTATATAATTGTTCGCTTGTTTTGATATTTTCAATAGAAAATTGATCTACGGATTCTTCTAGCAGCTCGCAAAGATTCAGCCATCCTTGCGTCGCACACATAGCTAAAATATTTTCGTAGAATGCAATCTGCTCTTGATGGTTCATAATGTAGTATTAAATTCATTTTCAGCAACAGCATTTTCCTCAAAGACCTCACTAACGAACTCGCCCGGTGCCGCAGCATTAACGGGGTTTAGCGCCTTCATCATTTGAATAGCGGCCATGTATTCCTGAATTTGTGATCCGAGTTCTTGAGCCTCAGCCCTTGCCACTTCGTGCATGGCCTTGGCCTCATCCAATATATTCTGAGAGGCCATACGCGCTTGTTGAACGATATCGTCACCGATCGTTCTCATTCTCTCAACATCTACCCGTTCGCTTTCTGTCGCAGCACGCGCAGCTTCTATCTGTAGGCTGATCTGTCGTAACTCCCTGTCCTGATCCAGTTTCATTTGTTGCAGTTCAATCGACATCAACTTAGCCTGTTCAGCGTATGTTGGCTCAGGTTCTGGCGGCTGCATTGCTCGCTGGATTTCCATATCAATAAATTCTTTAATGGCTGCGGATTTACTTAGGCTTGTCAGATCAACGATCTCTTTAGCCATGGCCCAGAAACTAATTCCACCAGCAGGAAAGAGCTGCAATAACTGACTCATCTGCTGAACTTCCAGCTCTTGCCGAACCAGCCCCATCGTACTCATCACCTTAAAGCGTGTATCCTGTAAACCCTTAAATCTTTTATCTAGATCTGAATAACGCTCCAACGCCTTTTTCACCAATGGTGATAAAAAAGATCTTTCCAAATTGATCATGGCCCGTTTCGAGCGTTTCAACGTTGACGCCGCCATGATAGCAACGCCGCTACTCCCTGTTCTGACTGAAACATCACTAAGATTGATATCTTGCTGCTGGCCCGTCGCACTTTGAATAGAAGCCTTAAGATCCTGTATTTGTCGCGCTGATTGCGGATCCGGGGAAGCAAATTGCAGGGGCCTAATATTATTCTCCCCTACCTCAGCGTTTAGAAAAATGTTCCGGCCCGGCCTAACTCTGAAATCGCCGCCACGGGGAAACGCTTGGCGATTGATCAACATCATTGGGGCGTTTGACAGACTCAGTGCATCCGTTCGAGCGCGATGTTCTGTGTCAAGGTTTTTTTGCGGCCAGTAGCCCTTTTCCATAATGCCGCGACCATAAAACGAGTTGGGCACTTCCTCCCATGAAAACGCGACAAATGCACGGCTATAAGGATTCTGTACGGCCCGCAGAATGGTTTCGTCGTTTGCAATGGTAATAATCGCCTCGACGTAGTTCTCATCTTCGCCGTGAATCTCCAGCCCAGTCATAGGGGCTTCAATATCCTCTAACATGCTTACCGGCACACGGCCATGCCATTCTGTTATTTTTACCTTATCGGTATCCGTCCAGCCGCGTCCTGCGAAGGCTAACGGATTAGGAGTCCCGCTTGTGGTATCGCCTGATGATTCAAAGGGCTGTTCCAAATAAACACCCATCTGTTGTTTTTCAATAATGACGTGTTTGGGTCTATACGTGACGTGAGCCACGCCGAGCGCCTCGTCAATTGTTGAAGCCGCCGGGTCTACGACAAATTCTCTTGGATCTACCGGCAATAATTTACATAAGATCTGGGAGGCATTTTCTTCGCTTTTTTCAACTGCTATTTTTCCAATGCCTGTGCCATAAATGGCAGATAGAAGAATGCATTGCCGTGCAGCAGAAGGAATACCATTAAGTTCCATTTCTTCGCGTAACAGCATTGATGCGTACAACATGTCCTCCGCTTCTACATCTAAAATATCATCTTGAATATCGATCCATTTTGCCGATCCAAATGCCGCATCATCTAACTCGGCTACCGCGCTTTCAACAGCTGTACTGAGATCAGGCATAATCGCCCGGCTTTTTTCTTTCAATCTCTGCTGATCTTGTGCGCTCCACACACCACGCCACAAACGCCAGTATTCATCCCATCTGGTTTTGTTTTCGGTGTCGCGGAATGTCTCCCATTCCTGCACATGCTCCATCACCCAGCTGGCAAGAGGGTCAGAAAACCGCATTGTCTTGTTATGACTTTCGAGGCTCATGCTTTAATATCCAATTGCTTCATCATATGGTTCCCAAGAATCCTCGATAAAATCGCCCTCGAACGGTGTAATAGCAATCTGATCCACATAGCTCAATGCATCCAACAAATCATCATGCGTCAAGCTAGAAGGAAAATCCATCGCCTGTTCTGTAAGAGTTTTCAAATACTCGCCCCCGGCAAACGTGATACGCCCATGCTCTAACCGGCCTTGCAATGACGCCGCGATTCTGGCCTGTTTATTTTTGTTACCATGGCTTAACGCAATGGGCATAGGAGGATAGAAGTTTTTTCTTTTCATTTCATCCAAAAGATACGGAAGCAAAGCATCTTTTAGCACGCCTTTTTCCATACCCCAAGCGACCGGGTTATATTCTTTAATACATCCTAATATTTTTGTGACAGTCTCACGAACAGACCATCTGCCGTGAACGATTTTTTCTACATGCCACCCCTCAGAATGAACCGTGACAATCGCAATGGCAGACTCGTCTAGCTTGGAGTATTTTGATCGCCTATGCTGGGATTCACTAAAACCCGCCAGATCGACGCAGATATAGCACTCTCCGGGGTTTCCGTTTTCAGTAGGACGAAATTGGGATTCTGCGAATACAGCGCCGCTGCTCTCCAGAAATGACGCTCGGTACTGTCGGTTATAAGCAAAACTCGATAAGGATTTTCTAGCGGCATCAATCTCATCCGGGTCAATAAACGGGTTGTCGAGGGTTTCAAATAAAAAACTTTCACTGTCTTTTGCTTGCTGGAAATCAAGAAATAGCTCGTAAAAGTGATTCTTGCCCTCCGGCGATCCAATAAATGTAGCCGATCCTTTAACATCACTCAGCATGGGGCGCACAACATGTTCCCAAACATGAGGCTTCATAAAAGCATATTCATCCAGCGAAACATGAGATAAGGCCCGACCTGCAAGCACTTCTGGCCGATCAGCTCCCTTGATATAAAACCACCGTCCGTTAGGAGCTTGCAATTTTCCCTCATGCCTAACCATGGTGGTCCACCAGCCCGGAGCGAAAACCTGAGTCAGATAAGGCCATAACGTGTCCATGCCCTGAGCATACGTCGGCGCGATATGCCATACCTGAATGTGTGGTGCGTAATCGTCTGATAATTTAATAATATCTTCCACACCAGCGTAATACGTTTTGCCCCACCGACGACCGGCCACAATAGCCTTGAATCTGGCCTTGGAGGCCAAAACTCGTTGCTGTCCTTGATGCAAGGCGAGTTTAGGCATTTA